AACATTTTCCTCGTACATGTTATATACAAAAATAATTTAATTACCTAAATATGACGTGGTGGTGGGTTTGGTATATATATATTATATTACCTAGGGGTGCTTTAAATACTTTTTTGTTTATGTAATTTTCTTGGTAGGAATATCGCTAGATACCAAATAAATGGAGTTTTCGGTAATAATAATATACTCGGTTCCTGTTTTATAAAATTTAGATATAGAACTAGTATATTCATCTTCGCTTTTCACCAACAATTTCTCCCCATTGTCTTTCACCCCAATAAGGGCCTTCTTATCCAAGGAGGCAGTCCAGTAATCAAGCATAATGGGTTTGTCCTCTACCATTCCTAATTTAGCGGCATGTTTAAGGGTAATCTCCGCGGGCAATCGGTAAGTATCAGTTTTCGTCTCAGACATGTTTTTTTATAATATTAAAAATTATTAAAAAAGTCTTTAAGTAGTAATAGAATAAATAGTGTTTTTACTAAAGCCACCTAAAGAACCTTAAGTTTTGGGTTTCGCTAAACAACGGACGACGTTTTTTATTAAAAATAAATAATAAATTATAAATAAACAAACAACAAAACCATAGTGTCTTTCTTATACATCTTTTAAATAATACATAAAAACTCACATCTAATATGCGGCGGAAAAAACTTCATAGCGAACAATCGGTCACGATTGTCACACATTTGCGGCGAATCTTCTTTGGCGGTTTGATTTTACTATGGCTTTGAAAGGAATTCGGGTCCACCTCCCCATTCATCTTGACATTCTTCTGACAAATGTGGCGAAACTCGTTGTTCAACACAATTTTCAAAAACTCGTAAATGTAAAAGAGCACATTCTCATCACATCTGCCAACGATTAGTACGCTTCCGGTTCTGAAAATCATGAATGACACTTCGATAATATTCTTGTAAATGGAGCGATTGGCTTCCGATATCTGCGAGCCGCTTTGGTGTTCAATCTCCGGATTGTAATAAAATTTACATTGAATACCTGGATACGAACAGGGGTCGTAAATGGCCTGAATATTGTACTTGAATCGCAACGTGTCATACAGAATTTCTCGATTGATATAAAACCCGCAATTAAAGTTGGAATTGATTAAAACCGTTTCAATGTTATTGGGTTTGTAGTTTAGTTCTTCTCCACAAAATGGCCGTAATGTGGTGAGTACCATGTTCAAAATAATCTGAAACGTTTCTTCAGACTGAATTCCTGGAATCTCAATCTTGCCCGTATTGAAAATTTTAACGTGAAAATCCTTAAAGTTGTCTTGAATTTTAATTCTAAAAATCAAAACAAAACAATTGTAAAACGCACTCTTTTGCTTGCACCGATAACTCATCAGGTCCTTTTTACAAATTCCAATACTTAATTTGCGAATATCTTTGAATTTGACTCGTCCGAATGGATTGTCAATGTGCGTTATTATGTGCTCGTCGTAGTGGTTTTCATTTGCTAGCTTGGCGACAATGAATTGTAACTCTTCTGGTTCCAGTGAGTTAAATTTCATTTGTTTTTTAATCACTCCATTTTGTGGAATACAATAGTCCATGACGGGAACACTCCAGAAAGTTTCTTTCAAATCAATTGGATTGGTCAAATAAGCTAATTTGGTTTTAGTTGATATATAGATTGGAGTTGCTTTTGGAGTTTCTGGAGACGAATCGCCGTCAAATATTAATTGAGAAGAGTTGGGAAACCCTGTAAAAGAAGGTTCATCTTCTGCGGACGAGTCTCCGCTATCATTGTCCTCCGCGGTGTTTGTTAGTAAAAATTGGCTCCATTCCGAATCGACATCGTTTTTTAGCATTTTCATAATTAATGATTATCTTCTTTAAGCGATTTAATTTTATATTTTAATTACATATATTAAAAACAATTATAAAATGACGAAAATAAATGGAATATATGTTTTCTTTGGATTATTTGTACTGGTTATCATTGGTCTTTGGCAAACTGGTTATTTGTCCAAAAACCCAATTAATGGCGGCGGCAAACAACGAAAACGTAAACTTAGAAGAAAACAACGCTTACGTTAAGTCGCATACATTAACGCACAATTGCCCCCCACAAAGTGAACCACATTGATGCGTTCTTCCATCAAATACATGTTGAAATTGTAATCGAAAATTCGCCAAGTAGGTTTATTAATCCCAATAATGTCCCCACTATTCGGGTCACAAATCGTCAACACCTGGGCCAACGGGTCGAGCTGCGGTAGAATAGTAGTGAATTCCATTTCCACAGTATTAAACCGACTCATATTAATGGCCCCGGAGGGTTGTAAGTCATAAGGAGACGTGTGTAGACAAAAGTTATAACAGTAAAGCCCGTCAGGTGCGTTTCCGGAGGTTCGCACATATTTCTCAATAAAGTTAAATATTCCCGCGGGTTGTAAATTCTCTCTATATTGTCCATCTAATAATATGCCAAGATCTAACAAAATTGGTTTCGTATTTTGCATACTATAATCACTACTTATCATTAGGCCGGTTAATAACCCGTCCGGGTTTACTCCTGGGCCAATACCGACATTGTCCGGCGGAGGTGTACTCCAGTTCGGTACAACAACGGTACCTTGAGTCGGAGCTTGCACCAAATCATTAGGAATATAATTATAAGGCCAGTTAAAGTAATTGGTCCATTCGTTTCGTAAATTCGCATCGCTTCTTTGGAAAAACCACATCCAGTTTGACACTAACCCAATCGAATCCAGTTGTATTTTATTGGCTCCCGTCACGTTATAAAACACCGATTCGTGAACTTGTTTAAACAAATATTTTTGTTCGTTTTTAGCAAACAATTGAACTTCATCATTAGAGAGAAAACAGTAGGTACAATTTAAATGAATATCCGAATTCCAAATGGTTCGTGTATCTAGATAGGAAGTAGGCCCTAATTCGATATCTGGCGGCGGTTGCAGAAAACGATACATTTGTTGGTAAAATTGGTTAAAATTAGGAGCAATATAGGGGAAGTTGTTGACGTAATCAAAGACATCACGAATACGAAACATTTCATTGATTGGTCGCATGGTTACGGTAATGTGTAATTCATTGTATTGAAGCGATACTAAAGGAAATGCCATCTGCGATTTTATTCCAAACCATGCGTTGATGGGAACGTATAATATTTTACCGCGAATGGATGGTTCGGGGCCTGCGGGACTGGCCGTGTAGTATGCGTTTGGATAAGAGTTGGTTCGGGTTCCCGCATTGCCTGGGTCATTTAGTTCGGGTATATTTCCAATCATTTCATTAAAAAGTGCTTTTTTGTCCGCACTAAAGTCTCTCTGAACCGCCGAAAGTAAATATTGTCCAGAATATTGCTGTAATGTTTGATTGCCACAAGTAATTAATATTTCACTAATCATAATAGCTCCGAGATTGTCAATCCACTTAAATTCATACGGTGCCCAATCGGTATAAAACGTGCTTCCATCTGGATTTGTGGTCAGTTGCGGAGGCATAATACAAGACCAAATGTTGGGTAGTTCCATACTTAAATAACAATCCATTAACAAATCTGCGTATCTTGGAATTTTAAACGTAAATTTGGATTCTTCGGACAGACGAAGCGTACGAGCTCCTTCAAAGTCCACACGGAATTTCTGGATTCCAAAATTTGTGTATTTTTGATAAGTCGATTTCCAAAAGGTTTTACTAGGATTCCCGTTCAGAATAATGTTCTGTGATCCACTTGAAACCAGGTTTAATAGGCCGCCTGCCATGTCAGTATGTTTATTTAGTATAGCTAGGTATTTAAATTTTAATTTATATTGAATTAATAAAAATATAATATATAACTTAAACACAAACTTTATCTGTAATTATTTCTTCCTTTATTGGCTGATACTCATCATAACCATCACTATAATAAATTTGAACTACTTTTACGACAAACGAATCATACTCGCGTGTTAATTCTGTCTTTATTGTCTCAACAAGTAATCCAATTCTTTCTTGTTGCGAGACATTTAACTGCTTACCTTTGTTTCGTACAACATCTGGATTGTAACGAATAATAATTACTGGTTTGCCACCAATACCATTAACAATTTCATTAATACGAGCACATTCACACGAATCTTGATAGGTATTATGCTGGTTTTCATCGATTTCGACGATCACGCAATGCTTTGCTAATTCAAAATAAACATCTGGTCGTTTTTTACTGCAACCCTGAAGCATTTTACTGGAATTATACTCAAACTTGGTCTGAATTACCGTTCGCAAGTAACGAACAACGGCCCATTCCTTTTTATTCTGAACTTTTTTACAACGGTTACACACGTGAGCCGTTTCTTCTAAAATATCGCAGTAACGGCAAAGTCGTTTCACAATCATTCCGTATTTTTCGGATGGAATATGAGAATTACAATATTTTTCATCTTCAACCACGTGTTCGTAATCGTTATGGCAATCTAAAACAACGCACTTGTTTTCTAAAATAACGTTAATCATGTTGGGTTGCTTGTGCGTCAAACAAAATTGAGGTCGTTTATTAACAAGTCCGAATAAAGGGGTCTCTTTACATGTCAAATGTTGACATTTTTTATTGCTTACATCAATCATGTTCTCCAGTTTGTGTTCGCTACAAAACAACCTTTTTGTCTCGGTCGGAAAATTAAAATTTGGACGAACTAAACAGTTGTCGTGAACACACCGTCGGTGTTTTACATCAATCATTCCTTCGAGTTTGTGATTACCACAAAACAACCCTTTGGATTCTGTCGGAAAATTAAAACTTGGCCTAACTAAACAATTGTCGTGAGCACAACGTTGGTGTCTTATATCAATCATGTTTTCCAGTTTGTGTTCGCTACAAAACAACCCTTTTGTCTCGGTCGGATAATTAAAATTTGGTTGAACTAAACAATTGTCGTGAGCACAACGTTTGCTTTTTACATCAATCATGTTT